GTCGACCACGACGTAGCGGCCGGGGAAACAGCGATCGCCGTGGGCTGTGGCCGCGGCGCGGTCGCGGAACGAGCCTTTGATGGCCTGTCTGGTGCCGTTGGCTTTGACGATCTGGAGGGTGTAGCGGAGCTGCGGGATCTTCATGGGGTGTTCCTTTGGTGCTGTGATGGGGTCAGGCGGGCCAGCGCGGCCCGCCTGTGAGGTTTTGGTTACTGGCTGGCCTTGCGGGCGTCGATGTCGGACAACCGCTTGCTGCCGCCGCACCAGCGGATCTCGACCACCCGGAAGTGGGTGGACGGGTCGTCCCGGTGCAGCTGGTCGGCGGCGGCCTGCGCGTCCTGCAGGCGGTCGGCCTCGGCCATCAGGGTGCCGGTAGCCTCACTGAGGACTTTGAAGGGGCGGCCGTCGTATGGGGTCTTGGTCATGGGGTGTTCCTTTGGGTCAGTTTGGTGAGCAGGGTTCGGGTCTTGGTGATCCGCCTCTGGTTGGCGGGGCTGTCGCGGACACCGTCCGCGTCGGTGATCGACCAGTAGTCGATCGCTTCCTCCAGTGCGGCCGAGATCAGCCTGATCTCGGCCGGGGTCAGGGTGAGGGTCGGCATCAGGCGGCCAAGTCCTTTCCGGTGGGAAGGCCTACCAGATGCCTGCGGACGAGCGTGGGGACGGTGTGGGCGGTCAGGTACTGGGTAGACAGGGAGCTGCGGTAATCGGCCTCAGCGGCCGTTAGAACGGCCTTGATCTCGGCCTTCAGCTTGGCGTCGGGGGCTGTTCCCCTAACATCGGAGATCGTGAGCCGGAACTGGTCGCTCTCGTAGTTGCCTTCCTTAAGGTCGGCCAGCGCCGCTTCGAGTTCCTTCTTTTTGGCTTCCAGCTGGCCGATCTGGGTCTTGAGTTCGGCGTAGGCGTCGATCGTGGCGGTGAGGTTGGTCATCGTGATGGCTCCATCCGGTTAATTCCGGTAACGCGAATATGGACCATTGGTCCGTAAACGTCAATGGGTCTTTTTCAATTATTTTCTACGACTATCGGACTAGTGGTCCGGTGTGGGATAGTCTTGACTTCGGACCAATGGTCTGTATTCTACTTTCAGACGGCATCCGCCGTTCAAACAGGGAAGTCCATCACATGACCACCACCAAATGCACCAAAACCTACGGTGAAGTCCTCGACAGCGGCGCGGTCGAGTACGGCTTCGCCGATCGCCTGAACCGCAGCGTCGGCTACGCGTGGCGTATCCGGCAGGTGACCTACGCCGAGCTGGCGGGGGACGGAGGCAATTACGGTTATTACCACCGCGAGCCTGCGGTGCTGTTCGAGCTGTGGGGCCACCCGACCCGCAATGGCAAGAAGTATGGCCCGTCGTTCAATACCATCGAGTTTGCCACGCTGGAGGGGGCCCGCCGCGACGTCGTGCGCCGGGTCGGGCAGGCCCGCAAACGCGATACCAAGAAGTTCGCCAAGGTGCCAGCGTGAGCTGGCAGGACCACCGCGTCATGGCGCCGGAGGAGCTGGCGCAGGCGATCAAGGCCACAGGCATGAAGCCCGCGGCCGCCGCCCGCTACCTCGGCATGTCTGCGCGCCAGATGCGGCGCCATCTGCGCGGCGAGCGCGAGATCCCGGTTCCGGTCGTGCTGCTGCTCAATTGCCTGATCGCGCACCGGCTCAGACCATTAGTGCCCAAACCAAGGCCAAGATCCTACTAAATCTGGACGCACCAAGCCAAAAGCGCATATGCTCCACCCGGCGCATATGCGCTTTGTGCGTTTTCAGGTTAAGCCACATGTCCGGCATGAAGATCGAGGCGTTGATCGCAGCTCGCCAAGCCGAGATCCGCGCCGAACTGGAGCGCGACCTCACAGCCATGATCGCGGCGATCGACGCCGAAATTCGTCCATTGGAAGAACGGGTTAGACGTCTCGAACAGGGAGGGGTGACCCCGGCTAAATGACCACACCTAAACGTAAAACGGTAGATGACCTCGATCTTGGTTCGCTGGCGCGCAGTTACACAGCCAAAAGCGTGCAGACGCTCGGCGCGTGGGCCACGGCGCAGCCTGACGCGGAAGGCAAGGCCACTGTCGATCCCGAGATCCAGATCCGCGCGATCGGCATGATCCTTGACCGCGGCTGGGGTAAACCAAACCAGCCGCATGACGCCAAGCTCGACGGCGAACTTCGGATAACCATAAGGAAGCTGCTGACGAAAGAGGAAGATGACGCTCAGTGAACTCGCCATTGCATTCGCGATCGTGTTTCTGATCGGCTTCTGCTTCGCGCTGATGAAGCGGCCGCTATGACAAAGGGGAAACCCATGAAAAAGATCAATTGCAAATGGTGCGGTATGGGTCATGCCCCGCGTTCGGACGGTAACCACTGGATCACCAAGTCGATCATTCCTGCCCGGATCGATCTCCGGGAATGCGCTTACCATAAGGCCGGGACGGTTTCGCCAATCCAGATGAAGCCGACAGCGCAGGCAAAGTTCGACGAGGGAATGGCATCACTAGTGTCGTCGCCACTATGAGTGATGTCATCGACATCTCTGTCCCACAACGCAGCTGGTGCCCGCGGCCGCACCAGCAGCGGCTGTGGAATTATCTGATCCGTGGTGGCAAGCGCGCGGTCGCGGTGTGGCACAGACGCTGTGGCAAGGATGAAGTGCTTTTACATGCCACAGCGGTTGCAATGCTCGATCGGCCGGGGGCGTCGTACTGGCACATGCTCCCGGAATTTGCCAGTGCCCGCAAAGCCGTGTGGGACGCTGTCAATCCGCATACAGGACGGAGACGTATCGATGAGGCTTTTCCACAAGAGCTTAGAGAAACCACAAGAGAGCACGACATGTTCATCCGGTTCAAAGGAACTGGCAGTACGTGGCAGCTCATGGGAAGTGACGCCGTCGTCGCAGGCTCGGGACTTGGCTCTAGCGTCGCCGGAATTGTATTTTCCGAATGGGCGCTCGCGAACCCTTCAGCGTGGGGTTACTACCGCCCGATATTGCAGGAAAACAACGGCTGGGCGGCGTTCATCAGTACTCCCCGAGGACGCAATCATCTACTTTCACTCTACCAGTACGCCGCCCGGACGCCCGGCTGGTTCTCAGAAATCCTTACCGTCGACGACACTCATGCTCTCACACCAAAAGCTGTTGCCGAAGCCCTGAGCGAATACTGCGCGCTCTACGGCGAGGACGCTGGCACGGCGATGTTCGAGCAGGAGATGATGTGCTCGTTCAACGCGGCGCTGCTCGGCACCTTCTACGGTCGCGAGATGCACGACGTGCGCAGCGAGGGCCGCATCCTCGACGTCGAGGCGCTCGACGATCGGCCGGTGCAGACATGCTGGGATCTCGGCGTTGGCGACGACACATCTATCTGGTGGTTTCAGAGCCAAGGCGCGCAGCTGGTGCTGCTCGACCACTATGCCGCCAGTGGCCACGGCCTCGAGCACTACCTCGAACAGATCGAGAAGCGCGAGAAGCTCTACGGCTGGAAGCGCGGCAGCGCCTACGTGCCGCACGACGCCAAGGTGAAGGAATGGGGATCAGGGAGGACGCGCGTTGAAACCATGTCAGCACTTGGCCTCAAACCTGTCCTCGTTCCTCTCGCAACCATCGATGACGGCATTAACGCCGTCAGACGAACACTCCCTCTATGCGTGTTTCACCCACGAACTGAGGAAGGCGGTATTTCGGCGCTCGAACAGTATCGACGCGAATGGGACGATGACAAAAAGTGCTTCACCCCAAAACCCCTGCACGACTGGTCATCCAATCCAGCTGACGCTTTTCGATACTTGAGCCAGAGCTGGCGCCCGGCGCCGCTGAAGATCGTCAGGCAGCCGATACAGAGTGGCTGGCGCATCCCGCCGCCACCCGATGCCCGCCGCGGAGGGCTGCTGCTATGACCTGCAAACCATGCCCGTTCTGCGGCTCGACACGATTACAGACGTGGGAAGGCGTTCGCGGCACCACGGTCGAGTGCAATCGATGCGCAGCCAGCGGACCGCATGCGTGCGACGAGATTGATGCAATTATATTGTGGAACATGACGCCGCGGTTGTCGCCCGCCAGATTGAAGATGCAACGCGCGGTGCTGCGCAGGGTTGCGCGTCAACGCAAGCGCGAGGAGGTCGAGGCCAAGGCCGCACGCGAGCGGATCGAGGCGCCGAAGCGCAAGCGCGAGCGCGAGTACGCAACATGGGCCAGCGAGCGCGAAGCGTGGCTGCGCGCACCAGTCGACGAGGACACGATCCAATGACCGAGGTGCAGCCATGGGCTGGAAGCCCGAATGGGTTGTCGATCCGCAGGATGAAACAGCCCGTCATGGCGTTCGGCTTGTAAATTACAATTCGGATGAAGTTGGCAGGATGGTCGAGATCAAGCCAGCCGAGCGCGATGCCTTGCAGGAAGTATTGGAGGAGCTGTGGCTTCTGATACGCGATCAGGACAGTGCTCACGTCACCAAGTTGAACATTTTGTCGAGGATCGCCGGTGAGATACTGACGAGGTATCAAGCGTCGGAGCCACCGGCTGAATGGAAGCAGAAATGACCGAAGCGCAGTGCGACATGGCCTTCAGGCTGGTCTCCGAGCTGTCGATCTACGCCAAGGCGTCGGACCAGTACGGCAATGCGCGGATGGCGGCCTGCATGCGCAACGCCGCGTCGCTGCTCGCGAAGATGCTGGAGGAGGCCGAGCAGCTGGCGCCAAAGGAGCGATCCGATGTCTGACACCGCAGCCGCCGATCGCGATGACGTCCGGCACGATGATCTGGAGTTCGACGTCGACATCCAGCCCGCCAAGAAAAGCAAGGCGTGGCTGAACCGGCTCGAGGAGAGCGAGGACGCGTTCGAGCGTTGGCACGATCACTGCGACAACATCGACAAGGTCTATGCCAGCCTCGAACGGCTGGCCACCAACGCCACAAGCGGACGCGCGATCCGCGATCGCGAGTTCGCGATGTTCTGGGCCAATTGCGAAGTGATTAAACCCACGATCTACGCCTCGGCGCCGGTGCCGGTAGTGACGCCGAAATTCAAGGACAGGAGACCTGTCTATCAGGCCGCCAGCGAAGTGATGGAGCGTTGCTGCGTGGTGGCGTTCGACCTGATCCGCATCGACGATCTAATGAAGCTGGTGCGCGATGATCTCGCGCTGATCGGCCGTGGTGTGCCGTGGTGCAGATATGAGAGTAAAGGCGACGGCCACTACGCCTCCGAGCGTGTCTGCATCGATTTCAAGGGACGCCGCGACTTCCTGCATTCGCTCTCGGCAAACTGGAGAGAAGTGACGTGGGTCGCGGCCGCCTCCTATTTGACGCGCAGCGAGGCGCGCAAGCGGTTTCGCAAGCACTCAGGCGATACCTATCAACAGGCCGAGTACAAGGTCGACAAGGAAGCAAAAGAGATCGGCGGCGGCGACAACCGCGAGCGCGCAAAATTCTGGGAGATCTGGTCGAAGGGCGACAGGAAGGTGATCTGGGTCGCGCACGGCTGCGAGGACATTCTCGACGAGGCGGATCCGCATCTGGAGCTGCAGAACTATTTCCCGTGCCCACGGCCTGCGTATGGCACGCTGCAGCGTGGCAGCCTCGTGCCAGTGCCTGATGTCATGCAGTACAAGGACCAGCTCGACGAGATCAATCTGCTGACCGGCCGCATCCACGCGCTCAGTGACGCGCTCGAAGCAAAAGGCTTCTACCCGGCAGGAGGTGCGGAGCTGGCCGAGGCGGTGCAGGCAGCCGTTACTACACATACCTCTGGCCGCATGCTGGTGCCGATCTCGAACTGGGCCGCCTTCGGCGGCACCAAGGAAATCATCGTCTGGATCCCGATCGACATGATCGCGTCGACCATCACTGCGCTGGTGATGCTCAGAAAACAGATCATCGAGGACATCTACCAGATCACCGGCATGGCCGATATCATGCGCGGCGATACCGACCCGAACGAAACGCTCGGCGCCCAGCAGCTCAAGAACCAGTACGGCACCACGCGGATAAGAGACAAGCAGAGCGAACTGGTCCGCGTCGCACGTGATCTGGTCGAGATCGCCAGCGAGATCATCACCGAGAAGTTCGACGACGTGACGATCGTGGAGATGTCCCAGACGCAGTTGCGCACGCAGGCGATGGTCGAGAAGGACGTCGAACAGGTCACGCAGCAGCTGCAGCAGATCCAGCAACAGGCGATGCAGCAGATCCAGCAGGCACGGCAGCAGCCGCCCACGCAGCTGCCGCCACCGCAGCAGGGGCCGCCTTCTGTCGGGGGCGGCCCTCCACCTGCTGCGGCTGGAGCACCGGGTTCTGGCGGTCCGCCGCCGTCGGACCCGGTGCAGCAGATCGTGCAGCAGGCGCAGCAGGCGATGCAGGCTGGAATGACACAGCTGCAGCAGCTGCAGAACGAGGTGACGATCGAGCAGGTGCTCTATTTCCTGAAAGACACAAGAGCAAAGTCCTTCACGCTCGACATCGAGACCGACAGCACCATCATGGCGGATGAAGATGCTGAAAAACAGCGCCGCACCGAGTTCACGCAGGTGCTTGGAGGCTTGCTGCCGCAGCTGGCGCAGATGATACAGGCCGATCCCAAGACCGCGCAATTTTGTGGTGAAGTGTTAAAATTCGCCACCGCGCCGTTCCGCGCAGGAAGAAGCCTCGACGGCGCGATCGACGATCTGGTCGAGCAGATGAAGGACAAGGCGAACCAGCCGCAGGCCACTGACCCGGCGACAATGGCCGCGCAGACCCAGATCCAGATCGAGCAGATGAAGCAGCAGACCGCGCAGGCGAAGAACGCGCAGGATATGCAGATCGCGCAGGCCAAGCTGCAGCAGGAGGACCAGCACAAGCAATGGGAGCTGGCGACCCAGCGCCAGATCGCGCAGATGAAGGCCAGCGGCGAGGGTCAGGAGCAGCAGGTCGACATGGCGGTGCAGGGCCAGAAGATGCAGGAGAGCCGCGAGGCGCATCAGATGACGCTGCAGAAGGCGCAGATCGACATGCAGACCGCGCAGCAGAAGGCGGCGCTGATGCAAAGCCAGCACGCCATGAAGCAGCAGGACATGGCGGCACGCCAAGGCGAGCGGCAGGAGGCGATGCGGATGCGGCAGATGACACAGCGGCCGCCGGGAGCGATCTGATGGGCGTGCGCGATGCCATCGCGAAACTGATCAGCGGCGGCATCCGCGCCTTCCATTCGTCGCCGCATGACTTCGAGCGGTTCGACCTGTCCAAGATCGGCACCGGCGAGGGCGCGCAGGTCTATGGGCACGGGCTGTACTTCGCCGAGAACCCGAAAGTAAGCGGACAGGGCGGGGAATACTGGAAGCAATTTACCGCACCGCTGGCAAACACCACCTCGCCTGAGGGGTTTGCACATCGTTACTTGATCGACACCAACGGCGACAGGGCAGCAGCTATTGCCAGAGCAGAGGCAAACCTGAAGCACGTTACTGACCGACCGCATATGTACATTCCGCAGCAGGTAGAAAACATCGCCAGTGCGCTGGATGTGTTGAAAAGTCCGCAGCGTTTAGGCGCGCGCACCTACGAGGTCAACATCAAGGCCGACCCGGCGCAGATGCTGGACTGGGACAAGCCGCTGGCGGCACAATCCGATCTGGTAAAGGAAGGTGTCTGGAGCAAAGCGCCGTACCTTGCCGGAGGTGGACCCCAACGTCCCTTGGGAACATTAGCTGGTTCTCCACTGAAATTACCGAGAACAGCGGAAGATCTTCAAGCGGCAGGCATCCCCGGCATCAAGTATCTCGACGAAGGATCGCGCGGTGTGCCGCAGGAGATCGAGCGGTACCGCGCGCAGCTGGCGGATCCCGGCATGGCTCCTCATTATGACCAGATCCAGAAGAACCTCGCGACGTGGGAAGCCAAGCCGGTCACCAGCAACTACGTCGTGTTCGATCCAGCCAACATCGACATCCTGAAGAAGTACGGCATTGCAGGCGCCGCGGCAGCTCCAGTGGTCGGCGCCGCGATGGGCGACACCTACGACCAGAGCCAGTACGAGGTGCAGCCATGATGGGCAATCTCGCGCGTACCGACGCCTATTACGATCCGTTCTCGGACAGCGCGGTGACGCCGCCCGAACCGCAGCAGGATCCGCGCATGTTTACCTCGGACTGGGCGCGTCAGGCTGCGGCCTATCCGCAATCGTTCGAGCCTAATGTCGGGATGTTTCCGACGCCGAAGCAGCCGAAGCCTGCTGAAGAGGCGCCGAACCCGCTGGTGCCGTTCAGTGCGTGGCGCTCGAACCCGCCGCGACAGACCGCTGGCACGATCGCCGCCGATTTGCAGAACCCGGTATCCCCGCTTGGTATGGGCCTGTTGGCGAGCGGACCGCTCAGAGGCGTGGCGTGGGGTCTTGGCGCCAGCATGGAGCCGAGTGAGGCCGAGGCAAAGATCGGAGAGCGCATCAAGGTGCCGAAGGGTCCGGTCCGCGCAGGGTCAAGCGTACTGGGCGACATTCTCGTCTCGCGCGGTCCGTCGCGCGGAGCACTGACGGCAGAGGATTTCGTCAGTCCGGTATCTCCGGCGGCGCCGCAGATAAAGTCTTTGCCCAATACTTTTGCCGATCCGAAACTGCGCGCCAAAGCCGAGAAGCTGTGGGAGACCTACCCGCAATATGCCGAGCAATATCCCGATGTCGGTCCGCCTGCGCTGATGGAGAAGCGTCCCGATCCCAATAAGCCGGGAGCGTATCTGTCGGCCAAGCCGCTGCGCGAAGTGCCATACACCAGTTTTGAAGAGGCGGCGAAGCTGGACGCCACGCCGCAGTACTTCTTCGAGAAGCGACTGCTGCCGGAAGCGGAGCAGTTTCAGAAGGACCGCAATACGGTGCAGCGTGAGATGGACCTGCACGGCTATCAGCCCTACTTCGATCCGGCAAAACGCGCGGACGTCAGTGGCTACGGTCCGTTCCCCGATACGGTGACGGCCGCGGCACCAAAGACGCTGCCAACCATGCAAAAGTTTTACGACATGTACGGCACTCCAGCGGCGCGCGAACGGCTGCAGGCTGGTTTTGAAAAGGGGCAGACCATACCGGATACCGATCGCTGGTATCACATGAAACAGCTGGAGGATGAGTACATCAAGGAGCTGGGGCCACAGGCCGGGCGCGACGCCTTCCAGAAAGAGTTCGCCGGTATGATGGCGGCGACGACGGGCGGCGCAAGCCCCTACAACAACTTCCTGATGTCGCATTATGCAAATTACCTCAACAAGCAGGGCGCCACGGACGTGGCGCAGCGCGCCTACGAGATGCCGTTCCCGATCGGCGGCCGTTTCGCCAGTGGCAACATGAAGCAGGCGCAGAAATATATCGAAGGCGGCATGCAGCCGTTTGACCCGGCGCAGAACCCGAAGCGAACCGACTTTATGAACGCCTACCTCGGCAACAGGAGCGCTGGTACGATCGACGAACAGATGTTTGGCGCCATCATGCCGGGCCAGACCATCCCTGAATGGTACGGACCTGCGACACGCGTCCTGCACGAAGAGGCTGCCAGAGCTGGCGTCGATCCTCGCGGCTTTCAGGATGTCGCATGGGCCGGTTTGAAGTCGCTCGGCGAGGAGCAGGCAGCTGCGGCGGCAGCCGCGAAACGCGCGAAGGCAAACCCCGGCATTGGACACAACAGCGAACCATTCCAGTTCGATTACGAGGGACCGATGATCAATACGATCAATCGGTCGATCGAGACCACGCACCGGCTCACCGGCATGCCGCGCGAGGAGATCGTGCGTCGCGGTTTAATCCGTAAGGAAATTCCGATGTACGGCATTCCTGCCGCCGTCATGGGTGGTTTGGCCGCGCAGGACAACTACCAACCCGAGGAGAAAATGTAATGGCTCAGAGCGCACTTACGGTCACACCGCCCAACCCGACGCCGCCCACAAATTTCGCCACCACCGGCGCCACCGGCCCGAACCCGCCGAACTTTACGCGGGGAAACTACGCCAACATGGCCAATATGTCGGCGGTGGCGGCCGATGGTTCCGGCGGTCGACCGGTGCAGACAATCCCCGGCGTTGGCGTCAACCAGAGCCCGCCGCCTTATTATGACGACGGCGCCGCGCTGACCGCGACGGCGTTCGCAGCATCAGTGGCGGCGCTCGCCGGTGGTACCTCCGCGGCCGACAACAATACCGGCACCACGCCGGGCACCAACGCCGCGGGCGCCGGTGGCGATGGCTTCAACAGTGTGCTCGGATCCTATCCCGGCGTCGCCTCGGGCCTCGTCCCGGCTGCCGCCAGTGCCACCGCCGAGGGGCTGGGAACAGAAACGGTGGTGACGGCGAGTTACTCCGCCGCGATCTACGCCCCGATCCCGCTGGTTACGGTCGGCGCCGGTCCGGCACTGGTCAAGGCCACCACCGACGCCGGTGCACCGGTCTCGCCGAACGCCAATCACGCCTCCAGCCTGTCGCCCGCGACCAACCCGACCTTGACCAGCGTCTCGGCGGGCGGCGCCTCCGGCGGCGGCACCGCGACCTGCACCGCGACCGGCACCGGCTTCACCCGGCAGTCGGTGCTCAACATCAACGGCATCAACTATCCGACCACGTTCGTCAGCGCGACTTCATTGACCGCGGTAGCGCCGAAGAAGGCGACCTCCGGCAACCTGCCGGTGGTGGTTATCACTGGCGGGTCGGTGGTGACGGCTCCTCAAAACTGGGTGTTCACATGACCACAAAAAAGCACGACGACGAGCGCGACGAGCGCGACGAGCACGAGCACGACGAGCACGAAGCCAAGGGCAAGGCCAAGGCCGCGCCCAAGGCCGCATCAAAGGAGGAAACGGCGCAGGCGTTTCCGCACTCCGCCTCGATCAACGAGCCGCAGACGGTCAGCTTGCCGTTGCCGCAGGGCGTGGTGGTGCCGAAGCCGTCCATCACCGGCTACGACCCCTACGAATGCATGATCGGCGACCCGGACTTCCAGCTGGTGATCACCGGCGAGAACTTCTTTAACGACAGCGTGATCCACTTCGCCGGGCACGACGAGCCAACCACGTTCGATGCCGAGGCCAAGACGCTGTCCACAGGCGTGAAGCCAAGCCTGTGGGCGGAACCGGCGACGGTGCAGGTTCAGATCAAGAACGGGCCTGAAATGAGCGACCCGGTCAATTTCGAGTTCCTGCCGATCGCGCGCTCGTCGACAAGGAAGAAGTGACATGGGCGTCAGCGTCATCACCGTGGCCACGGGCGGTCGGCCCGTGGTCGACGTCACCGCGTCCAGTCCGAAACTCGGGCTGGGCGTGACCGAGGCGCTCAACGGCAAGGGCATGCCGGTGACCAAGGTCGCCGCCTACGGCATGCCGGTGAACTACCTCGTCATTGCCACCAACGGGGACAAGCACCCGAAATGACGGTCGAGCTGGTCGAGATCGAGCCGGGAAAGTGGCGTGTCAAGCGCGCAAACACGCATGCGTATTTGCGTGCCGATTTGCCGATGCCCTACGTGATCAGCGACATCATGCCAGAGACCGAGCAGGTCGACGGCCGCTTCTATACCTCCAAGCGCGAGTTCCGCGCGGTGGGCAAGGCCAACGGATTAATTGAGGTCGGCAACGAGAAGCCAAAACCGCGGACCACACGACCGTCCCAGACCCGTGAGGCCAAGGAGGCGCGCCGCGTTTCACTTAAGAAGGCGATCGAGCGCGTCCGTGCGGGTTAAATGAAATAAATGAAACGGCCCAACAGGCCGTAACAGAAGGAAAAAATCATGTCTGACACGACAGTTACGCCTGCGGCACCCTTACCCGCACAGACGCAGCCTAACCCCCCGGCTCGTACCGAGGTGCCGATCAACCAGAACCCGGTCAACTCGCCCAACCCGGTTGGCCCGCAGACCCCGCAAACCCCGCCGGACGCGGCGGAGGGCCGCAGGGCGGCCATCCAGCGCGCCTTCGACCGCGCCAATGTCCCGCCGCCGAAGGGCGAGCGGCCCGCGCAGCGGACCGCACCAGTCGCCGAGGCCAAGGCTGGCCACAACCAGCCGCCGGAGGAGACTAAACCGGAAGCCCTCAATCTCCGCAAGCGGCCGCAGGCGGAAGCTGCGGTGCCGTCCGCGGCGCAACCGCGCGACCGCGGCCGGTTCGCGCCGCGCACGGCGCCAGCCGCAACGCAAGGCGCGCAAAATGTTGCGCAGCCCGCGCAACCGGGACAGCCGGTCCGCAAACTGGCGCCGAACGCGCCCTACGCGGTGCCGCCGCAGCGGATGAGCGAGCAGGCCAAGGCCGACTGGCACGGCACGCCAGAGAGCGTGCGCGGCGACGTCGGCCGGATGCAGGAGGAGTTCGTCAAGGCGTACCGCGTATATAAAGGCGACTTCGACGAGATGACCAAGATCCGGCACTTCCACAAGATGGCGTCGGACCAAGGCACCACGCTGCAGCAGGCGCTGACCAATTACGTCGGCATGGAGCAGAAGCTGCGCGCGGACCCGGTCGCGGGTCTGGACGTCATCGTCAACAATCTGAACCTGCGCACCCCTGACGGCCAGAAGATCGGGCTGCGCGACATCGCCTACCATGTGCTGTCACAAAGCCCGGACCAGCTCCGCCAGCTGCAGATGGGCAACCAGCAGCAGGCGGCCAGCCACCAGATTGGCGCCCTGCATCAGGAGATCCAAGGCTTGCGCCAGACCGTGCAGCAGATGCATACTCAGCAGCAGTTCGTCCAGACCCGGTCCGCCATCGATGTTTTCGCTGATAGCCATCCGCGCTTTGACGAACTCGGGACTGCGATCGAGCAGGAACTGAAGCTCGGTTTCGATCTCGAAACGGCCTACCGGCGGGCAGAACGTCTCTACCCGGCCACACACGCGGCTCAGACCCGCTCCACATCGGCTCAGACCCGAGAACCGGATCGTTCGATCCACGGCACCCACGAGATAGGCCCGGCCAACGGGACTTCGAGGCGACCGCGGACGGCCAGTCCAACCCCTCGCGCAGCTGTTGCGAACGCGATCGCGCGTTTGAACGGCCAGATCTGAACCCTTTGGAGCAACCAACACCATGCCCAACGTCACCAGTAATGCCGCCTATCAACAGATCCTGTCGATGGCGATCGAGGATCGATCGTCCGGCTACGAAGATCTCGTGAGCAACAACAACGCGCTGCTCGCGGTCATGAGAAGGAAGGGACTTTGGCAGACCTACTCAGGTCCGAAGATCCGCCAGACCCTGCAGATCGGAAAGCAATCCGCGCAGTGGTACTCCGGCTACGATCAGCTGCTGAACCCCGCGATCGATCTTTTTAACGACGCGTTCTTCGATCCGAAGATGGTCGTGATCCCGATCATCCTGAGCTATCAGGAGATCCTCAACAACCAAGGCGACAACCAGCTGATGGACGTCTACGAGAGCTACATCTCCGCGGCGGAGAAGGCGCTGGAAGATGCGATGGATCAAGGCATCTACTCGGACGGCACCGCCAACGGCAACAAACAGATTACCGGGCTCGCCACCGCGATCCCGATCGCGAACACGACCGGCGTCTATGGCGGCATCGATCGCGGCTCGGCTTTGATCTGGCGCACCGCGACTTTCGACGCCAACAGCTTCCTATCTGGAAGCACGCAGGTGTCGTCGACCACGATCCGCCCGATGCTGAACTACGTCATGACGCAGCGCAGCCGCGGCCGCGACTACGCGGATCTTCTCCTTATGTCGCCGGAGCACTATGCGGCATATGACGCCGCGACCGTTGCCATCCAGCGGCAACAGAACGAAACCTCGCTCGGCAAGCTCGGCTTCAGCGCCCTCGAATATATCGGCGGCGGCAAGCGCGCCGAGATCGTGCTCGATGGTGGCATTGGCAGCAACATGCCCGCCAATACCACGTTCGGCATCAATACCGACACGCTACGGCTTCGCTACAACAGCGCGCGCAACTTCGACAAACTGTTCGACGGCGAAGGTCAGATGCCAATTGATAAAGATGCGATCGCGCAATTTATTGGCTGGATGGGTGAACTCACGATGACCAATCCGCTGTTCAACTGGCGCATGTACGACAGCAACCCGGCCGCCTGAGCAAGCCGAACAGCTGACAGGCGAACCGAGTACACCGGGCCGCTGACGTGTAGGTCATTCTGCCTTCCTTCCACGAAGGCGGCCCGGACCGTTTCAACCGAGAAGGAAGGACCACCCATGCCCGTTCAAGACCCTGATGATCTGCTCGTCGTTCTGTTCAAGCATCTAGCAACCGAAAACAAGGCGAAGTCGCTGGCCGAAGGTCGGCCGATCTTCGACGATCAGGAGATCTGCGAGATCCGCGCGCCCGGCAGCAAGGACGTAAAAGTGTTTCCGGCCAATGCGTTCGCGCGCTGGATCGACGATCCCATGACCGGCGAGCAGACCAAGCAGAGCTACGCCGAACGCTTCAGCCATCAGTACCGGCAATTCAAAGCGAAAGCATCGCAGACCAAGACCGGCACGCCGCTCGACTTCGCGCTGTTCCTGTCTGAAGGCCGCCGCTCCGAGCTGAAGGCGCAGAACATCTACACCATCGAACAGCTCGCCGCGGTCGAAGGCGCCGAGCTGAAGAACCTCGGACCCGGCGGCAGGGAAATGAAGAACGCCGCCGAGGCCTTCATCGAGGAGGGCCGCGCCTCCGCACCAAACAGGCAGATGGTCGAGGAGCTGGCGGCGCTGAAGGCCCGCAACGCGGTTCTTGAGGAGGACATGAAGATCAAGAAGGCGCGGCAGGAGGCTGAAGCCTCCACCGACGACGAGTTCGACGAGATGTCGCTGATCGAGCTGCGCGCGTACATCACTGAACAAACAGGTCAGGCGCCGCTCGGCGCGCTGAACCGAAATGCTCTGAGACGCATGGCCAAGAACTCACGGCCGGACAAGGTCGCATAGGATGTCGTTACTTTCGGTGGTGAAGGACGTCTGCGCGGTGGTCGGTGTCGCCGTGCCGTCGTCCGTCACCACCAGCATCGTCGCCAACCGCACCATGCAGGAGATGCTGGCTCTCGCCAACGAGATGGCGCAGCGCATCGCCTACGACACCCGAGACTGGACGCTGTTTCGCAAGGTGAACACCTTCACCGGCGACGGCGTAAAGACTTCGTTCAATCTTCCGGCCGACTACCAGCGCATGCTGCTGACGTCGAGCGTATGGCGATCGACCCAGACGCTGTACCCGATGCTGTTCGTGCCTGACACCGACGAGTGGCTGAACCGCCGCGCGCGCAATTACTACGACGCCGCCGGAGAGTGGACCATCATGGGCGGCAAGATGCTGATTGCACCGACGCTTGCGCTCGGCACCAGCGTCTACTTTCCCTACCTCGAACAGAACTGTGTCGCTCTCACCAGCGGCGGCAATGGCGACAGCTTCGTGGCCGACACCGACAGCTTCCGGCTCGACGAGAGGCTTTTGAAGCTCGGCATGATCTGGCAGTGGAAGCAGAACAAGGGCACCAGCTACGCCGAAGATATGGGCACCTATTCCGACGCGCTGTCGATCGCGATGGGACATGACAGCCCGGCGCCGATCATCATCGGTCGACGTCCGATGGGCGGTGGCGTCCGCACCGCCTATCCGTTCCCGGTGCCGACATGAACGTCGCCGCCTACCAAGGCTTCAGGCGGCAGGCGGTACCGGCTCAGGTCGCGCAGCAGCTGCAGACCGTGACGCTGCCAGCGCCGACGCGAGGTCTCATTCTGAATGAGAACGAGAGTTTCATGCAGCCCGGCGGCGCGCTGGTGCTCGACAACTGGCTGCCGACGACAAAGAGCCTCAAGCTGCGCGGCGGTACCAAGACGTGGTTACAATTGCCCGAGACGACACCTGTCGTCTCGATGTTCAATTACATCAGCGGCAACCAGCAATTCATGTACGCGGGTAACGCCACCAAGCTGTACGACGTCACCGCGTCTGTTCCTGTTCTGGTAAAGTCAGGACAGAACTCCGGGAACTACGTCGCGTCCTCGCTCGCCAATCAAGGCGGTTACTGGATGCTGGTGCTGAACGACGCGGGCGATTATCCGCTCAGATTTAACGGCACGTCATGGGCGACACTGGACGGAACCGCACCGACGGCGTGGGCGAACGGTGCCGTCTACGCGATCAATGCTCGCGCGATGGACGCTACCGACCGTTCTTACTGGAAATGCGCGGTGGCACACACCAGTGCCGCGACCGGCACCTTCCAAGCGGATCGTATTGCTCATCCGACCTTCTGGGTGCCGGATACTGCATCCGATGGCTCCGGCTGGATCACCGGGCCTGCGGGATCCTCCGTCGTCAGTGGCCACAACCTGACCTACGTCTGGAAATACCGCGGCCGCTACTTCTTCATTGAAGGTGGCGGCATGAATGCGTGGTACCTGCCGACCAACGCGGTCGGCGGGCAATTGCTGATGATCCCGCTTGCCGGAGCAGCGACGAAAGGTGGCAAGCTGCTCTGCGGCTTCACTTGGAGCATCGACGCAGGCGACGGCATTGACGACAAGTGCGTGTTCATGACCGACCAAGGCGAGCTGCTGATATTTACCGGCTCGGACCCCTCGACAGCGGCGAACTGGCGACAGGAGGGCAGATACGCCACCAGCTTCCCGCTCGGCATGAACGCGCATCAGGCGATCGGCGGCGATGTGCTGATCGCGACGGTGGACGGCATCATCCCGATCAGCGCGTCCATTACCAAAGACACCGCGCAGCTCGAACTCGCCGCCATCACGCTTGCCATCAAGCGGATGTGGCGCGACGAGGTCAATGCCAAGCGCGCGCTGCCGTGGACGATGATGAAATGGGACGAGTTCGGCGGGCTATTCGTTACTTGGCCCGGCGGCATTCCCGGCAGCTACACCATGGGTGCGGTCAATGTCTCGACCGGCGCGTGGGCGCGCTACACCGGGCTGGACGTGATGTGTTTCGGCAGGCTTCGTGCTGACGCGTTCTTTGGTACGCAGGGTGGCAAGGTCATCCAGTTCGAGCGCACCGGCACCGACGACGGCACGCCCTATGTCTGCACCATGGTGGGCGGCTGGGAGATGTTCTCCTCGCAGTCGGCGACGATCGTGTGGCGGCAGGCGCGCGCCTCGTTCAGCGCCCGCGCTGGCGAGCCGTTCCAGCCGCAGCTCAGTGCGACGACCGACTATGTGATCGTGATCCCGCCGCCGCCGTCGGCAGCGCCGGACCCCGGCCCGCTCGACGTCTGGGATCAGGGGCTGTGGGGGCCGGACGCCGGTCCGACGCCGCCCGGTCCTACACCGCCGTCGCCAGCGGACAAGCTGCAATACGCGCAGTGGGATCAGCCAGCGCCTGCGACAGCGACGGTGCAGAACACGATGTGGGTGTCGATCGGCTACACCGGTTTCTCGCACGCGCCGATCTGTCAGGTGACGATCGCGCAGACCTCGCCACCGAATGTCGAACTGATCTCGATCGCGGCGACCTACGACGCCGCGGGCGTCAACGTGTGAGGTAGCTATGGCGCGAAGCTACGGTAATTATTACGACCCGGCCGACATCCTGATGGGGCGGTATCCGCCTTACCCTCCGGGCGCGTACATGCGTACCAGAACGCCGGGCGTTGTCGATGATCAGGGTCTGGACTACCCGCTGGTGCTCCCGGATCCGAACCGGACCGGAGATCCTACCCGTAACGATGTCGTTCCCTACGACGGGCCGCCAACGCAAGCCCCGCCTACACTGGACAAGAACGGCCAGCCGCTGCAGTCGCGCGCGCCCGGCAAAGGCGTGCAATACGCCTATCAGTCTGTTCCCGACGTCGGCCCGTACGGCACCGCGACCAACCGCGCACGGCCGTCGACCGACACCGGCGCGGCGATGGGCGGGCTGTTCGGGCAGGGCTTCATTCCCTCCACCAATCCGGTTATCCCATCGGCGCCAGCCGCACCGGTGGCTGCGGGAGAGACAGATAAGCCGACGCGCGACGCCATCGCGCGCGAACTGGTCAGGCAAGCGGAAATCAACGGCTATGGCGGCGGCTATACCTCGCTCGGCCACGGCGACCCGGACAACCCGACGCCAACGGCGCTGGAGCAGGCTGCCGTGCCGCAGGCCGTGCCGTTCACCGCACCGCCGGAGGATACACCAGCACCGCCAACGGCGGTGCCACAGGCGCCGCCAGAGGCCAAGGCGCCGCCAGCTCTTACGCAGGATGAAGTAGAACACGGCGTGGTCGATCCGGCTGTGGAGAACGAGGTCGATGTCAATTCGCAGCCACCCGCTGATACACATGCGGAAGATCCGGCCACTGTGAACCAGCCGAGTGTAGTAGCGCCGCCTGCTCCGACACCGCCGCAAAAAGGCGAACCTACGGCGGAAGAAGATGCGGCGGCATTGGCAGAAGCTAATGCCCAAGCCGTGCAGCAAGGCTTCATGACCCAAGAGGGCGTACCGGGGCCGAATACGACGACCACCACGCAGTCGGCTAATCTGGCTGCGGCGCCATCCATTACAGGCGTCACCAACCAGAACAACCAGAATATGTCGTTCGCCCCGCCGCAGGGACCGCTCGGGCTTGACGTGGCACCGCCAGCGCCACCGGCGCCACCGGCGCCGCCAGCCAGCCCGACTGCGTCGCAGCTTGGACAGCAGGCCAGCCAGCAGGCAGCGGCGAACCTCGCGGCGGCGCAGGAAGCGGAAGCGCAGCAGGCAATGGACGCGCTCGGGACGCCAGCACCGACCAGCCTTGGTCCGGCACCGACCGCGGCACCGGCAGCGGCCGTGTCACCGGCCAGTCTGGGCTTGAACGCTCCAACCGGCGTGCCCGGCGTCAATACCGGCCTGCAACACGGCTACTTCGGCGATCCAAACCAGACCTCGACGCTTGGTCAGGTAACGGGACTTACGGGGCTGACACCGAATAACATGGCGATGTCCGTGACCGATGCGCAGGCCATCGCCGACGCGATGTCGGTGGCGGCCGACGCAGAAGCATCGACAGCGGCGGATCCCGGTATCGCGTCAGGCATTACCGGAGAAACCGCCGATAGCGGCATTGGCCTTAGCGGCATTGGCTTCGGCCAGACTGGGGACGCCACCAACGCCGACGGCACGGTTGGCGGTGTGTCAGTCGGCGGTTTAGGCGAAGGTATTGGCCTCGGCGCAGGTCAGAGCGTCGGCCCCGGCGCCGATGGAGGTGTCGCCGTAGGCTTCGGTGGCACGGCGGACGGGCCGTCTGGACAATCAGGCGAGGCCGGAAGCATCGGTGGCGGTGTGGCTGGCGCAGTAGGGGCAGCGGCTGGCGACGGAACCGCTGGTACAGCAGGAGACTCCGCCGGACCCGGTCCGGGTGACGGCGTCGGCGGGGGAGGCATCGGATGGTGACAGGCAAACATACGCAGGCCGAGGCCAATTACGGCAAGGGCGATCCGATCGATCACTGCGGCATCTGCAGGTTCTATCGAACCCCCGGCAGCTGTTCGGCGGTGATGGGCACCATCAGTCCGTTTGGCGTGTGCGATCTGATGCGCGCGGTGCCCAGCCCGTTCCCCAAGACAATGTCGCCCGCCGAGATGAACGCGGTCAGGGCGATGGCGGCCGACGCCACAGATCGATCTGGAGGACAGCCGGGTGCTTGACTACGTCTACGGACATGACCAGCTGGTCGCCGACTTCGTGGCGGTGCTGATCCCGTCCGTGCGCGATCGTGGCTTTCCCAAGGCATCGAAGGCGATCGGAGTTATTGAGGATAACAAGCTGATTGCTGGCCTCGTCTACCATAATTTCGATATTGCCGCGGGCGTGATCGAGATGTCGGGTGCCGCGCTGCCGGGCAAGTACTGGCTGACGAGCGAAACGCTGCGGCGGATCTACGACTACCCGTTCCTCGAAATCGGCTGTCAGATGGTGCTGATGCGGGTCGCCGAAGAAAACAGATCGTTGCTGCGCGTGCTGTCCGCGATCGGCTACGCCTTCAAGACGATCGAGCGCCTGCTCGGTCCGACCAAAAACGGTGTGATCTGCACGCTGACGTTCGAGGCATGGTACGACAACAAGTTCAACCAGCGCGACCGGCGGCTGTACGCGCCGGAGAAAGCAAAGGCCGCCTGATGCCTCCCTATCTGCCGCCCGGTATCGACAACCAGCGCAACAGCATCACGAGCGCGCTGATGAACATCTCCAGCCCGCCGCCGAGCGTGGCGCCGCAGTTCCCGCAGGGGCCTGCGCCGATCCCGCAACAGGGCCAGCCGATGCCGCCGCCCTACTCGCCGCCGGGCATGCCCGGCCAAGGTACGCCGCTGCCGGGCGTGGCGCCGCCACAGCTGCCGATCGTGCCAAGGCAACCCGGTGCAATGGCGCCGCAGCCGATGGCATCGCCGGGAGCAGCGCCAATGCCGGGCGCGGCGCCGCAAGGCATGCCGCCGCCACAGGGCCAGCAATACTGAGAGGATACGACCTTGAGCAAACCAGATCCTCCGACCCCTCCCGATCCGGCCGCAACGGCTCGCGCGCAGACCGGAACCAACGTCTCGACGGCGGTGGCTAACGCTTATCTGGGCAACGTCAACCAGAACACGCCAGATGGCTCGTTGAGCTATAACCCATCCGGCAGCTACGCCTTCACCGATCCGTCGAACGGCCAGACCTACAACATCCCGACATTCACGGCGACACAAAGCCTGTCGCCGACCCAGCTCGCTCTCAAGAACACGCAGGACTCGACCAAGCAGCAGCTTGCATGGCTCGCAGGCTCGCAGTCGGAGCGCGCCGCCGGTTTGCTCAGCTCAAACCTCAATACCTCAGGAGGCCCGCAGGCGGGCGACAGCGCATCTATCACCAACGTCCCCAAGGCGCTGACCAACTTCAACCCCGGCATCCCGCTGCAGACCGGCTTCGACAGCGGTGGTGCGATCACGCAGGACTACGGCCCGGCTGACAACTACTCCGCCGATCGCCAGCGTGTCGAAGATAGCCTCATGGCTAGAATGAACCCGTCGCTGCAGATCCAACAGCAGGGGATCCAGCAGCAGCTCGCGGATCAGGGCATTCGTTACGGTTCGCAAGCCTACAACGATGCCATGTTGCAATATTCGCAGCAGGCGAACGACGCCAGATATGGCGCGATCTCGCAGGCTGGTCAGGAACAGCAGCGCATGGACGCGATGGCGGCGCAGCGCGCCGCGTTCCAGAACGCCGCGCAGCAGCAGGGTTATGAGCAGAACCTCGGCCAAGGCACGTTTTACAATAACGCCGCCAACACGCTGTTCCAGCAGAACGCGGCGCAGGCGACGTTTGCCAATTCAGGTCTGGCGCAGCAGGTCAATCAGGCGCAATCCGGTTTTAACGCGGCGGAAGCCGCCAGAAATCAATGGCTACAGGAGCAGTACGCCAACCGCAACCAGCCGATCAACGAGATCAGCGCGCTGATGAGCGGCAGCCAAGTCAGCCAGCCCAATTTCGTCAACGCGCCTTCGACGCAAATCCCGACGACAGATATTGCTGGCATCACGCAGCAGGGCTTCCAGAACCAGATGGGTCTCTACAATACCCAGATGCAGCAATCCAACGCGCTGCTCGGCGGCGTGCTCGGCCTCGGCGCGGGCGTGCTGAAGTCCGACCGAAGGGAAAAGGACGACATCGACAAAATCGGCACTGTCTTTGCTGCTAACACGGACGGCGCGCGCAGGAAGCTGCCGATCTACCAGTACAGCTACAAGGATGACCCGGACAGCGTGCGCCACATCGGCCCGATGGCGCAGGACGTGGAAAAGATCACGCCGGAAGCCGTCGAGGAGCACGAAGGCGTCAAGTACATCAGACCCCGTCAGGTGATGGGCTCGATCATCAAGGCAGCTTAGGATGGTCAACGTGCCAAAGGAAATCGCAGCACTAGGCTACCAGCAGGCTGAACTGCGCAAGCGCATTGCCATGCAGGTGATGGCGCAGAAGATGGCCGCGCAGAAACAGCGCGCCGCCATGTTGCCGGATCCGATGGCGCAAGCCCAGCAACAGCAGCCGCAGGTCGATCCACAACAGCAGATGCTACTCCAGCAACAGGCGGACGAAGCCGAGCGGCAGCGACAGGCTGCCCTGATGCAGCAAGGGATAGGTGTGTGATGGCGTGGCCTTTTGATGATGGTTCGGTCACCGGCAATGTGCCCGTGACCCCGGAGGGAATGGCGCTGCGCCAGCGCATGGCGCTGGCGATGCTCGGCCGCGATCGCAAGGGCTACCCCAAGAACGTCGGCGAGGGCCTGACCGCGATCGGCGACGCGCTCGGCGAGCGATCGCAGATGAACCAGCTGGTGGCGCAGATGTCGCAGCTGGAGCGCGCCAGCGCCAACCGCGGCGTGCGGCCCGCGGCGCTGCCTGCGGCTCCGGCCGCCGTGCCGGGCAGCAATGACCCGTCGACGGGGCAGCAATCGGCAGCGCCTGCGCCGGTGCAGACCGCGGATGCCGCGCCGTGGCTCACCGGCGGGCAGGTCAGCCTGCCGCCGCCACAGGCTTCCGCCTCCGGCTCGCCGTTCCCTGACGTCGCGCAGGACACCGCGGATGCCTCGCCGCAGCTGCCGCCGACAGCGCCGCCGGTGCAGGACGCCTCTGTAGCGCCGCCGCAGCAGGATCTGAGCTATCCACAGACCGCCGCCAACATTCCGTCCGACATCATCTCTGATGTGCCGGATCCCGGCGTGCAGCGCGCCTCGCTGCCGCCGCCGGATCCCAACATCCGCGCCCGAATAGCCGGGGCGCTACAGGCGCGGCAGGGAGGGCCGCAACAAAACCCTATGTTGGCGGGGCAATCCCCCGCCTCCATGCCCTCAACTTTCAGCCCGGACGACCTTGGTTCCCCTCCTGATCTGAACAACCGGCCGATCGAGATGCCGAACATTCAACTAGCGGAGGCGGGCACCAAGCCAGCGGCTCCGGTGAGCCTGCCGCCGCCAGACCAGATGCCGCCCGCCGTCAAACTGCCGGGTGCGCCCGGCGAGCCTGTGCCCGCAGCGCCACGGGAGGCACGCCCCGTAGAGACGCCCTACAGCACGCCGAGGTTCGAGAAACCGCCGCGGATGGCCGACCCCGGTCCGCAGGAGCTGGACTACATGAAGGCGGCCAACGATCCGGGCGTGCTGGGGTCGTACCAGAAAATGTACGCCGCCGAAGCACAGCGGATGGCCGAGAAGCGCAAGCTTGACCACGACCAAGCGATGACCGCCTACAAGACCCGCGACGAGCTGCTCAAGACCGGGCAGGAACGTGCCTCGCGCTCGACCGAAATTGAACTGAACAGACAGGCGCTGGAGGACGCAAAACAACAGCGCGAGCGTACCGAGCGGATCAGCCGCGTATTCGGTCCGTCCGGCATCGCGCCTCACGAAAAGTCGATCGACGACAGCTACAAGAACGTGGCCGGACTGGCGCACCAGAACAAGGCAATCAATGAGATCCGCACCTCATTGAACGACGACAGGATGTTCACCGGGTCTACTGCAGACCTGCAGAATACTCGCGCCAAGCTGCTGCACGCATTCGGCTGGCGGCTTAATCCAGCGGTGGTCGACACCGAGCGGTTCGCCACGCTGATGGCACCGATCGTGGCCGCCAACCGGCGGATGATCTCCGGCAACCAGAACATCTCCGACAAGGACGTCGAAACCGCGTTGAAGGCTTCCGGCGGCGATCCCAAGCTGGAGAAGGAAAGTCTTTTGACCATCTTGGATGACCTGCAGGAAGGCAGTATTGCACTGGCAACCGAGCACCAGCGCAAGATCCATGATTTGACCGGCGCGCTCGGAGAAAAGGACTACGAGGCGCGGATGTACAATCAGCGCGGCGTACCGAACATGGAGCAGATGGTGCGCGACGAGGACGTACAGCGGCTGGTCGCGGGATCCAAGGACCCCAAAGTGCATAAGATGTTCGACGAGGCGTATCACACTCCGGGGCTGTCGCTGCGCGTACTGTCGACGCGGAGATAGAAGATGGAAGAAAATCCGTTCAACAGGCCACGCGATAGGCGGCGCGAACCACCTCCGGAAGTACGCGCGGCCCCGGTCGCGCCGCCGGTGTCCGGTCCGGCGCTGCCAAGCGTGACGATCAACCCGTTCAATAATCCGAAGCAGGTCGGTATCCGCGCGCCGTTGGCCCCCGGTGAGGTCGACTGGTCGCAGATGGGCAAGCCCTACGGCGAGATCAAATCGCACGAGTGGTCGCCGACCGAGCGCATGGCGTACGGTATTCAGGATGCACTGATGGCTGGCGGTATGCAGGCCGATCCGGCGCGGCATCTCGGCAAGGGCCTGATCGATACCGTGCGGCTCAATCCGTTGGTTAACGCGGTAACGTCAGGCTTTGATCTGACGCACCACGCACCCCGCGGCGAATATGTAAACTCAGCCTTTGACGCGCTTGGTGTGCTTCCTTTTGTTGGCACCTACGCGCCCAAGTTCGTGCGCGGCCAGACCGCGGTGCGCGACGCCGACATCCCGCGCAGCGCGCTCGACAAGTCGTGGCTTCCCGAGCGGCAGCTGTTCGGCAAGCCCGACCAGTACGGCATGCGGCCCGGCGGCTCCTACGGACCGGCGCTGCCGTCGTCATCGCGGCCGATCGACGAGAACAAGCTGGCGTCATCCAGAAGCTACAACATGGCCGCCTCCACGCCGGTACAGTGGCAGCCTAACTCGCTCAACGACTACATTTTGCGCGCCGTCAACGAGTTGCGTGCGCCGGGAATGCATGGCACACCTCACATCCCGGAGAACTCGCCCGAGTTCTATGGCGTTATGACGAGGTGGTACAACAATCATGTCGGACGCGCCACGCCAGTCACTGCAACTGAATGGGACGCGCTGCGTCAGGAGCTACGCTCCCTCCAAGGGCCAAGTGGTGTCGCCGGGTCCAAGGCCGCCGACCGCCTCGACACCTACACCCAGCACCCACCCGGTGGTCTCGCTTCGGGCACCCAGCAGGAACTGGACGCTTATCGGGGCCATATCGAGGATGCTCGCGGCAATTGGCGCACGTATAAGACAGCGTCGACAGTCGAGCAGGCCCTCATCGACGCCAAGAACAGCGCGCGGGTTAACCGGACAGATGAAGGATCTGCTGTCCAGAGTGTCCTCGATCATTACGCCAATACGCCAGCTGGAAGGGAAGCCATCTTTGGTGCTTCCCCGCACGAACTTGCCACCATTGGCCAAGCGGCCCAAGGCACTACCGGCAACTGGCTCTTAAACAAGGTCGGCGACATCGGGATGAGCGGCAAGGCCGCCGGTCTCGGCGGCACGCTCGGTGGCAGCCTCGGCGGCGCGCTCGGGCTGGACTGGGGCACGGCGGCCGCGATGGCCTCGGCAGGCGCAGGCGCGCCGCTGGTCGCGGGCGGCGTCGCACGCTGGGGCGCCCGGCCCGGCATGGCGAAGTCGGCGCAGGAGGCGCTCGACGAGATCCGCATGAACTCGCCGCTGTACCGCGATCGCGTGCAGGGAACGCCAGCGCCGCCGCCGCAGGGCTTCATGCCGTATGGCGGCGCGTCCGCGCCCGGACCGCTGGTCGGCGGCCGCCCGCCGGTAGATAACCCCAACATCATGGCACGCGACGCCATTGCCTATGCGCTGATGCCACAGGTCCAGCGCGAGGGACAGGACATCTGGGCGGGCGCCGACACGCCATTCGAGCCAAGGGTGGTCGCACCGCAGCCAGCCGCGCCACGGCGCATCATCATCGATCAGCCCGCCGAGAGCTGGGATCCACTGCTAGGGGAGACGAAATAATGCCGCGCGATGGTCTGAGCCAATACGCCCCGCCGCCGGGCACCAACGGCATCACCAACTACACGATCGAGAGCACGAAGTATAACGGCTTCGTCGCCGACGTGACGCAGGATCTCAATCTGCCGAGGCCGATCGTGGCCGGTGGCACGGGCGCGACCAGCGCCACGCAGGCGCTGTTCAACCTGTCCGGCGAAACAGCTACCCAAGCCGTCACCAGCTGGGACAGCCAGTTGTGGCGGCCGGGGTCGTTTTATGCGGCGTCCACCGCGACAGGCATCGCTCCCGTCTCCGGGCATGCCTTCGCTGGCGTCTGTTACCTCAACGAGCCGCTTACCAACCCGCCTACCAACCAGAACCTTGTGACCGAGGCAACCGACCTCACCGACCCGCTGAACCCCGACAAATATATCAGGGTGATGACGGCTGGCGTCTGGGGTTCGTGGATCAGGCAGGGCGCCAGCGCGGCGGCAAACCTTGGCGACTATGTATTCGACGGCACCATCACGTTCCCGCCGCTGGCAGGGCAGGTCAGGCTCAACAACGCCACCGAGAACTCGGCGACGGAGATATTCATCTCGCATCTGGGCGCGCTCGGCGGCGACAATACCGGAGTGATCTCGTTTTTCCTCAAGACCGGCTCCGACGTCATCATTCAGGACAAGGACGAGGGGCCGAAATACAAAATCTACACGACGACCGCCGATCCGGTACTGTCGGGCGGCGACTTCCGCGTCACAGCCATCTTCAAAAGCGGCGGTACCGACGTTGTCTCCGGGCAACGCGTCATGGTTGGCGCGAGCACAGGCGGTACGGTGCTGTACAACGTCGCGCAGACACTCGCCCCGGCGCAGCAGGTGCAGGCGCGCCAGAACATCTACGCCGCGCCGCTCGACGCGATGTCCTGCAACGGCATGCAGGTCAACGGCTCGTTCGATGTCAGTCAGGAAATTGGAACCGCAGGCGTCATCGGTAGTGGTCGCTACTTCTGCGATGGCTGGGTGGTTTTCAGTAACGGCACGCAGGTTGTCGGCGGGTTTCAGGTGGCTGCGGGGATCGCGGCGGGATTTTCAAATAGCGGCGTTCTTTCGGTCAATACGGCATCGACATCGCTTGCGATCGGCGATTATGTTGCGATGGCGCAATACATCGAGGGCAGGCGCATCGCTCGACTAGCGTGGGGCGGCGCAAATGCGCAGCCCATTACGCTTTGCTTCTGGTCGTCCCACAACAGGCCGGGTCTCTATAGCGGGACAATCCGTAATTCCTCCACCCGCTCCTACGCCTTTACCTACACGCAGGCTGCAGCCAACGTGCCGCAGTTCAATACCGTCACTGTTCCCGGTGACACGACAGGCAGCTGGGCCAGCGACAATACGGTGGGGATGATCATCACTTTTGCGATGGCGACCGGGGCTACATTTACCGCGCCATCGGCGAACGCTTGGGTGAACGGGAATTATCACGCCGCACCCGGCCAGATTAACGGCGTGGCGGCGACCTCCGATGTGCTCCGCATCACCGGCGTCGTTGTTCTTCCCGGCGGCGAGGCCCCGTCCGCCGCGCGATCATCCCTGATCATGCGGCCCTATGGTCAGGAACTGCTGACGTGCAAGCGGTACTACGAGAAAACCTATCCCTACGCCAATCCACCGGGGACCAACGGCGTCGGCGGTGGAGAGTGCAGGATTATTCCGAGCAGTTCGATCACTGCCGGGATGTTCTATGGTGGGGTCCGCTTTCCTGTAGGCAAACGCGCAACTCCGACAGTGACGATCTATGGCTACGCCGGGGCTGTGGGGCAGGTCTCCAACATGGGCGGGGTTGATCTCGGCGCAAACACCGCCGTGCAGTACGGCAATACTGAAAACAGCTTTACACTGGGTAGCAATGCCGCTGCCACGACGGGGGGCAACGCCATTACTTTCCACTGGGTCGCGGATGCGAGGCTCTGACCATGTCTGACTATCAACTCACCGCAACCGACAGCGTGATCCGCACCGCAGACGGTGCCTGCATTCCCAACGATCCCGCCAACCGCGATCGCGCCGAATACGAGGCGTGGCTCGCGGCGGGTGGCGTACCCGATCCCTACGTCGCGCCACCTCCGGTCGCACCCAAGCCTGCGCCGGAAACCACCGTTCTGTACGATCACGAAAACCGCATCCGCGCGCAGGAGGGCGCACCGCCGCTGTCGCTCACCGATTTCCTGACCAAGCTGTCGCCGTGATCCTGCTGGTGATGATCATCCTGCACTCAGGCTCAGGCACCGCCATCGACCTGAACACGCAGACCATCACCAATTTGCGCAACCCGGAGCCGGGCAATGACAAGCTGTTCACGCCCGGCGTGAAGTGTCAGGTCAACATGACCGATGGCAAGTTCGTCGCCGTGACGGAAACCTGCGCCGAGGTGCGGCGATTGATGGAGGTTAACAGGTAGGAGGCCGCGATGGGTGCCAATATCTGGTTCTGGCTGATCTATGTGCTCACGCTGGTGTTCGGGGTCTGGGGCATGAACCCGTGGCGTCCGGCGGGGCAGGTCTGGGCGCCATTCGGAAGCTGGTTCATCCTGTTCCTGCTGGTGGGTATCCTTGGCCTGCACGATTTCGGGAGCCCCATTCGTTGACGCGCCGGGCGCGGACGGACCCGTAGAGCCAATGCCACCGCTCGACACTGGTCAACCCAAAATATGTCGCGGCTGCTGACGTGATCCGGCGCAGCGACTGGTGGCTGGTGCTGGCGGCTGTTACAACGATCGCGCTGCTGGCGCTGCTGGTGCAGATATTGTGGGGATAGATCATGCGCATCTGTATTTCATCCGGCCACTCCACTGAGTGCCAAGGCGCGTCCGGCATCCTCAACGAAGTCACCGAGGCCACCCGCGTCACCAACCAGCTCGCGATTGATCTGCGCGATCGCGGCCATGAAGTGATGACCTACCACGACACGGTCTCGACCTCGCAGAATGAAAACCTGAACAGGATCGTCGACTGGCACAACAGCCAGACGCGGGATCTGGACATCAGCGTGCACCTGAATGCCTATGTGGAAACCGCCAAGCCGATGGGCTGCGAAGTGCTCTACTACAGCCAGCAGGCGCTGGCCGCGAAGCTGTCGGAAGCGATCGCCTCCTGCGGTTTCATCGACCGCGGCGCCAAGAAGCGCACCGACCTGTTCTTCCTCAATAACACGGCAATGCCAGCGGTGCTGCTGGAGATCTGCTTCGTCGACAGCCTCGCCGATGCGGAAGTTTACCACGCCAATTTCGAGGAGATCTGCGACGCCATTGCCGACGAGGCTGGCGACGAGGACGAGGACATCTTCGCTCCGCCCGGAGGTGAGCCGCTGTTCCACGCGATCGGCTCCTGCTCGGAGTTCGGCGGGCCGGAGGACATCGGCGTGACGTCGGACGAGGGACTGGCGCTGCACTTCGACGTCACCGCCGACAACCAGCATCTGTTCCTGCCCTACCAGCCGTCCGGCAGCTCAGGTCTGGCGCGGCGGCTGAATCCGTACGTCCACTACATCGCCTGCCGCTGGAATTACGACGTCACGTCCAAGGAGATGCTGGCGAACGGCATCGCGCTGGTGCGGGTGCCCTCGACCGGGCAGGAGCTGGCGGCCTTCCCGGCCGATTGGGGTCCGAACGAGGACACCGGAAGGGTCGCGGATCTGTCGCCCGGCCTGCTGGCCGATCTCGGGCTGGAGACGGACGACGAGGTTGAAGTGATCTTTCCGCACCCTAACGCATCCGATTGACGCGCCACGCCTTGTTGCCCGGCTGCGGCACCTTGTAGTGCGCGGCGCAGCGGGCGCAGACCGCATCGTCGGGCCTTTCGCTCTCGATCCACTCCGGCGGCGCAAGCCCGCACACCGGGCATCTTTTCTTGACCAGCCGGTAGAGGTTCTCCGGCGTCGGGTCGGTCAGATAGGGTTCGCCCGCCTCCAGCGGCGGGCGAAGTTTTCGTTTAAGCCATCGCAGCATCGAAGCCGTCGTCGCGCCTGTTGCGGCGGTAGCGGTTCAGCATGAACAGGCCGAAGGCGGCGGCCAGAAGGCCCGGCAGGCCCGCGCCGACGACAGGACCCGGCACGGCGAGGGTTGGCGCGACATCGATGCGGTAATGCTCGAAATCGGTGATGGTGCCGCCCTGATCCAAGAGCCGCAGTGAGGTCATGACCTCGCCGTTGATCGCGGTGAAGGTGAAGCCGTTCTGTCCCGGCCCGAGCGCGCCGAACAGCGAGGTCAGGTCGAAGGCCTGAATGGCCTCCGCGTTACCGAACTGGTCATTGGCCTGCACGAAGGCAAATATGTCTCCGGTGCCGGTGATGGAAAACACCTGCGTGGTGGTGCCGAGTACGTTGGTGTTGGTCGCGTCCATCACTTGGATGAACAGGTTCTGCGATCCGACGATCTTGATGTCGTTGCCGTTGGCGGACGCGCCGAAAGTCGTGCTGCCGCTCAGGTCGCGAAAGTCGACGATACCGGTGTGCTGGCCGTTTAGAAGTGCGGTCGCCAGATCGCCGCTGATCGAGTTGAAGATGACATTGTCGCCAGTGCCGCTCAGATTGTTCTGGACGATGACGTCGGCGCGCGCCAGTCCAACCGTCGCGAGCAGGGCGGCGGCGGCAATCAACAGCTTTTTCATGGGAGGCTCCAAGGGCAATTGTGATGAACCAATGCCCCTAGCCTACGCCTCCCGGTTCCCCTAGTCCATCCGGCAAATCTGGGGTACAGTGCTTCCGCTTGTTGTGATGGACGAGCAAAACCAAGCGCCCGGCGGCCAGCACCCCCTGCCCCCGCCGGGCGCTTTTCTATTTGGTGCGACGCGGTGCCTTGCGCCGGGCGCCTGCGTGGCGCTGGTAGGCCATTGCGGCCAGCTTCAGGAAATCTTCCTGCGACATCCTGAACACCGAGCAGGTCTCCGCGAGATGCGCCGCCACGACGCTGACGACCATCGCCTTGGCGTCCTTGTAGGGCACGTCCATAAGACGGCAGGTGTCGAGCGTGTCGACGATCAGGTCGAGGACGCGGTCCGAGAAGTGGTCGCCGATGTCCTCCAGCATCCGGGTTCTCATAGCGCCCTCAATTCAGCAACAACGCAGGCCCAGATCGCGATCAGGCAGGCCACCGTCAGCGTGGCGGCGACGATATAGGTGAGGTCGTAGTTCACTTGATGCTCCCGGTGACGAGGTAATGCGCGGCAGCGGCCTCGGGGGAAGGTGGCGCCTCGATCGGGTGGCGGTCGAGATCGGCGCGCAGCCGCGCCCAATAGTCGTCGGCGGAGGCGTAGGCCGCGGTCTCGACCGGACAAGCGATCTTCGGCTGCTCCGGTTCCTTCAGGATCGTGTTGATGGCGTCCGCGATGCGCTCGATCTTGGCAGCCTCGACATCGTTCATGTAGAGGCTGATCTGCATGCCGCCGTGCGGGGTCTCGATCGACAGCACCAGCGGCGTGTCGATCGTGGTTAGGGCTGCGGCCTTGAGCGCGGTGACGTCGTGCAGCGAAAAATAGGTGGTGGGGATCTGCATTAGACTTTCTCCATTTCTCTGTCGTATGCAGCCATCCCTTGATCAAGCAGGCCACGTTCTTTGAGTAGAAGATGCGGAAACTGTATGACCTGCCAGTCGGACAGATCACCGAGTTCCTTACCGGCGTCTAGATAGCATTTGAAATGTGCGTAGTGACGGGTGCCGTATTTCACCATGCCGTCGCCATCAAAGGATGGTTTTTTGCAAAAGCGGCAATTGCAATAGCCCATGACTATTCTCCCACCAGTGCTTCGACGAGGTCGGCGATCGCCGACATCTCGGTGTCGCCGGTTCCAAACTCCGGCGAGGTCTCGCCGTCGTCCAGAATGAGGCGGGCGACGTAGACGCCCGCCGCGGTGCGATCCATCTGGACCGTGTCGCCGCTGTCGGGGAAGTGGATGATGCTCATTAGATGTCCTTCCATACCTTGATGATGTCGGGGTGGTTTGTCGGCTCGGCGAAAATGAAATCGCGAACCGAGTTGAAGTGGCCGCCGCGACAGCCCGCCATGCGGCCGTATTTGAAAATCCATCCTTCGTGCAGCCAGACGTCGTGGCGATAATCCTCGACGCCGCTGTCGGGACCGTAGTCACATGTCTCGACAGCCGGGTGGCCGACGATGCCCTTGGGCGCAACGTAGCGTGTCATCGGTAATTCCTTGTCAGATCTTCGTTATCAATAAACATAGACTAGCACACTAATTGATGTTTGTCAATTGAAATATTTTCATTGTGGATAACTTTTTCAATTGACAAAGGTCCATTGATGTGCTAAAAGGCACGAATGGTAAAACTGCACCCCATTGCAACGAAGTTGCTCGCTGACATCGAGGCGTATCGCGCGCGGGTCGGCATCGATCGTACCGCCTTCGGCGTCAAGGCCGCGGGCGACGGCCATTTCATCACCCGCGTAGAGGAGGGCAAGATCCCGAGAATAACCACCATCGACCGCGTCTACGCCTACATGGACGGCAAGACCAAGGCCGTCACCCCGAAAGAAGCCGTTCGCGCAGCCATTGCGCGGCTGGAGTACTACCCATCCGGGCGGCGCAAGCCGTTCCGCAAATCCATCACAACGACTGAGAGATGACGATGACCATCAAGAATCCGATCTCGACAGGGGTGTCGCTGATAGCCCTTGGAATATTCCTGTTGATAACCAGCCACGCCCGCGGCCAGACCGCCGACGACCAGACCGTATACGTCAAGCCGGTCATCCCGACCGAGGAGGCCAAGATCGCGGCGCTCAAGCTGGCCTACAAGATCAACGGCAACAGCATGGTCGGCCACAACGAGATGATCGACCTGACCAAACCGATCCCGGTCACGACGGTCAAGGTTCCGGCGACGGAAGTCATGAAGGCGATGCCGGTCGTCAAGGCGACAGACAAGAACGAGATGGACGAAGCCGCCGACCTCAACATGGATGACCTGCGCAAGTTTTCCCGCCGGGCCAACATGAAGATCGACATCTGCGCGCGCCACGGCATGCACAAGGTCGCGGTCGGGTCAAGCTGGAAGTGCCGCAAATGAAATACGATTTTCAGGAGATCAGCCGCCAGATCATCACCACGCTGACCAAGGCCGCGGACGACCAGATCGCCGAGGCGCAGAACCTGCGCGCCAGCGTTCAGGTGCTGGCCGAGGGCATCGAGGCGATGATGGCCGAGCACGCCAAGCTGCTCAACAGCATGGATGACCGGCTGCACACTTTCGGCAACAGCGTGGTCGAGGCCCACCGGATGTTCCTCAACGGCGGCAAGCACGAGAACCCATCGCCATGAGCAATTTTGCCGAGGACCACGCTGCAGGAAAGCACCAAAAGGAAATTGTCGAGATACTGGAAAAGCTGGATCCGTGCTTTCACGGCCACTCGCGCGCGATCGGGCTTATCGCCTTGCTCCGCATGATGGCGGTGATGCTGGCGCCCGCCAGCAAGGAAGCGCGTGAGGAGAGTATTCGGGAAATACCGAAGTCGATCCGGGCCATCCTCGCCAAGATGGACAGTATGATGGACGCGCTGAAATGAGGGAAGGCATCCACGACTGGACCGCGGACATGATACTCCGCTTCACCAAGCTGCACCGCCAAGAGCCGCCGCTATCGTTCGGTAAGATCGCCGCGGAGATGTCGGCGGCGTTCAACATCGAGCTGACAAAAAATGCCTGCATCGGCAAAGCTCACCGGTTGGGCCTGCCGACGCGGAACCAATCGGACACACCGCGCAAGAACAGGGGGAAAGCCAAGATGATCAGGATCCGCGTCGACGCCCCGATCGCAGCCGAGATCGCGCCGCGCAATACCGAGGCAGGACTGGACATCTACCAGCTCGGCTGGGGCGATTGCAAATGGCCGCTGGGCAAGATCGAGGACCGGCCGCCCTACCGCTACTGCGGCGGCCCGGCGCTGCTCGGCAGGCCCTACTGCAACAAGCACACCGAAAGGGCCGCCGGGAACACCAAGGTGAAGTGGACATGAAGGTGTTCCTGCTGGTGATGGCGACGCTCGGTCCGCTCTACAGCGGCGACCAGATCGTGCCCGCCTCGATACAGGAGCTGCCCGACATGGCGGCCTGCGAGGCGCTGGCAAGAGCCGCCAGAGACGCTTCCAAGAACCGCGTGGTGGTGCGCTGCGTGGTCGCAGAGAAGGACACGGAATGACACTCGTGAACCACAATCAGGTAATCTTCGACGCCATCGTAGCGGCGACTTCGTACGACGCTGATGGGATAATCGTCAACGTCAAGAAGTTCATCGAGACATTCAACAGCCACCGCGACCGCGCGCTGTGTACATCACTGCGAGTTGGTGATGCCCAAGCACCCGACGACCCTGATGTTGATCTGCGATTGCTGGTCGATATCGTTTGGCAACACGCCACCGAAAGCACCGCCGTCCCGTTCCACAAGACTTCCGACATGCTGATCGCAAAATATCGGCAGTGCTTGCGACAGGAAAACGACAACGTGTTTCCCGGCTTTCGCGGCAACAACGACGGAGGCTAGATGAAACGCGTCACGCCCAGCGAGCACTCGCTACAGGTCCAGCTGCTGACGCTGCTCGACACCGCGGCCAGACCGGAAGTGTACTGGTTCGCGATCCCGAATGCCGGACGGCGTTCGCTCCGCATGGGGGCGCACATGAAGCACGAAGGCCTCAAGTCCGGCGTAGCCGATCTGTGCTTCATGCTGCCGTCCGGCAGGTCGGCGTGGCTGGAGCTGAAGAAGCCCGGCAGCTACCAGACCACCGAGCAAAAGGGTTTTCAGGCCCGCTGCGCGCGGCTCGAGCATCCCTATGCGGTCGCCAAGACGCTGGAGCAGGCGATCGAGATCCTCAAGGCGTGGGGTGTGATGCGATGAGCTACGACAAGTATGATTTTCTTTTGCTGAAAAATAATCAGGGCTACGACGTTCTGGTCAACGTACCGCGTATTCAATTCATCGTGGAGACGGGTAAGGGGGAATACAACATTTTCTTCGGCCCCGGAGAGGATGACTACATCGCCATTACCGGCACCGTCGATGATTTTCAGGAGCTGCTGTGAGCGACGCGTCAGACAACCCCTTCACCCGCCTCGCCGAGCGGCAAATGGTTGCCGCCACCAAGGCCCGGCACAAACGCCGCGAGGTAAAGATCGCCAAGTCGGAGGCCGACGCCCCGATGAAGCTGACGCCGCAGATGCAAAGGCTTGCCGATCGCGAGCGATTGCTTCGCAACTATCGCGCCGCCAGCAAGGCCGCGTTTGCCGAGAAGCTGACGGGTCCAAACGGCGCCAACTGGCGTGAGCTGCAGAAGGCACTTCGGGATACGCTGTTCGAGAAGCCGGAGCTGTTGCTGACCCACATCCTGAACCAGTCGTGGCTGAAGGATGCCGATCTGAAAACCCGGCAGGACGCGCTCGGCATCATCGCCTCGCACCTGCTGCTGGTGCGGCTGGAGAACGGCTACGCGCCGTTCGAGGACTCACTGCCCGGCGAGGAGCTGACGGCGTTCGAGATCATCCGCGAATACTTAAAGGTGCTGACATGAAAGACAACGATGAAGGTGGGTATCGCTGGTCTGACCCGGACACCAGCAAGGCTGCAGCGCAATCATTCAGCGCCACGCATTTGGAGGCTATCGTAGCTGGGGAAATCGCAATGTGTGGCAATGATGGTGCGACGTGGTGGGAGCTGCATGTCCGCAGCGGCATTCCCTTAGCGAGCATTTCGCCTCGCTTCAAGCCGTTGCGTGGCAAGGGCATCATCAAGGCCAAGACCACGATCGACGGCATCGTCGTGAAGCGGCCCGGTAACTCCAAGCGCAATCAGATCGTCTGGGTAAAGGTAGCATGACCACCATCATCAGCAAGGCGCTCGACGCTTACGCCAACTCAGCCAGCAAAACATGGAGCCACGATCGCCTCAATACACTCGGCGCCTCCGAGGTCGGCCAGTGCTGCCGCAAGATGTTCTGGTACAAGAACGAGGACGACGCGAAATTGAAGGTGCCGAGGGATCCGGAATATGTCGACACGTGGGGCGCGCGGATGCGCGGCACCGTGATCGAGGAGGCGTTCTGGGAACCGGCGATGAAGGCCAAGTTCGGCAAGCGGCTGCTGTACAGCGGCAAGGATCAGCGCACCTTCGTTTCTGACTTCCTGTCCGCCACGCCGGATGGCGTCGTTATTAACCCGTCCCCGGACGAGCTGCACGAGATCGGCCTCGACCATACCGATTGCGTAACGCTGGAGTGCAAGAGCGCAGACCCGCGCACCAATCTCGCCGAGGCCAAGCCCGCCAATCTATTCCAGACGCAGGTGCAGATGGGGCTGATCCGCGAATTGACGCCGCTGCGTCCAACCCACAGCGTGCTGTCCTACATCGACGCGTCGTTCTGGAACGAGGTTCGCGAGTTCGTGGTGCCGTTCGATGACGCTGTCTATCAGGTGGCCAAGGACCGCGCCACGCTGGTAATGACCGCCACCGATTTGAAAGACCTGCCGCCGGAAGGCTGGATCGCTGGTGGGCGCGAATGCAACTACTGCCCGTTCACAAAACCCTGCGGCATCGAGCGACGCAACCTGCCGTTCCAAGACGTCGGGCCGCCGATCGATCCGCAATTTGTCAGCGAGATGCTTAATTCCGCCCGCGTGCTCAAGGCCGCCAAGGAGACCCTCGTCAAGGACGAGACATTGATCCGGCAGCTGGAAACCGACATCAAGTCGCGACTGCGCGAAAAGGGTGTGAAGAAAATTCCGGGCGTATTAAGCTGGAGTGAAGTAAAGGGGAGGCAGAGCTTCGACAACAAAGCATTACGCGAGGCAGCGACTGACGCGGGGATTGATGTGGAGAAGTACTCAACGGTTGGTGAGCGTTCTGATCGACTGCTGATCCAGATTGAGGATGAGAAATGACGCTTGATCTGATTGGTGAGAGGTTTGGCAAGCTCGTGGTCGTTGCTCGGGCAGATCGGACTAAAAGTAAAAACTGGCGCTGGCGCTGCGTCTGCGACTGCGGCGGTGAGAAGGTGGTTCAGGGCGGCAACTTGCGATTTGGCAGTGTTCGCTCATGCGGCTGCATTGTTCGCAACCAGCTCAAAACGCATGGTCTGTGCTACATTCCAGAGTACGCTGTTTGGCAGGCAATGAAACAACGCTGCCGCGATCCAAATGACCGCTTCTTCAAGGATTACGGAGGCCGCGGCATCACTGTAAGTGAGCGTTGGCAAACCTCATTTGAAAACTTCATCTCTGACATGGGTCGCAGGCCATCTGACAAGCACAGCATCGATCGCATCAATAACAATGGAAATTACAGCCCGGACAATTGTCGCTGGGCCACACGCCTTGAGCAGGCGCGCAATGTGCGTCGCTCTGGACCACTTCCGGGGTTCACTCGGAAGAAAGCCCGGCCTTTGCCGGAAACGCAAAAGGAAAACGCAAATGAGCAACATCACAACGAAGAACGATAATACTTCAGTCGCAAAGCAATCTGAAAATCCATTTACAGCATACGGAGAAGCTGCAACGCATCGCAATATCGTGGGCGACATCCTGAAATTTTCGAAGGGGGACTGGATGTACGGGCAGGACAATACCGATGTTCCGGTCGGCACTCAGTACATTGTAAATATGGACGAACTCCTGATCGGCTGGATCCGCTGGGAGGAAAACAAGCCGACCGACCACATCATGGGGAAAGTCTCGGCTGGCTACGCGCCGCCCCGCCGCAACGAGCTGGGCGACACCGACAATACGCAGTGGGAAGTCGACGACAACGGACAGGCCAGAGACCCGTGGCAGTTGTCCAACTACATGCTGGTCAAGGGTGTCTCGGATGGTGAGCTGTACACGTTCACGACCGGATCCAAGGGCGGCCGCGACGCGGTCGGAGATCTCTGCAAGGCCTATGGCGGCGTGATGGCGCAGCACCCCGACGAGTACCCGGTGGTCGCAATCGGCGTGCGCTCCTATGAGCATCCGAACCGCAGCTACGGCCGGATCAAGACGCCGGAGTTCAAGATTGTCGGATGGAGCAGCAAGAGCGCATTCGCGGCAGACCTCGGTGAAGGCGCAAGCCTTGAGGAAACCTTCGAGCCGGAGCCGGAACCGGCAAAAGCCACACCACAGAAGGTGGCACAGGCCAAGCCTCGGGGCCGCATCTAGTATCTGGACGAGTGTCGACTAGCGGACATAAAACAAAGGGCCGGGAGATTGCAACTCTCCCGGCCCTTTTCCCTGCAATCCCTCATTAGACACACAGGAGCCACCATGGCTGTAACCGATAATGGCGGAGTTGAAAAGTCCCATCCCGCGATAGAGTTCCTCAAGGCACTGTTCGGCGAAACCGGGCAGCAGATCTTCCTGCAGACGCTGGCCAATGACGGCGACGATCCCGACGAGGGGCCGAACAAGCGACATTTGATGAGCCGCGACATCGGTGCGATCGAGCGGTTCGTCGCCAAGCACGACCGCGCCCGCCGTGGCATGTTTGTCTGCGTCGCCACGATCGCGGAGGGCGCCAGCACAAGGTCAAAAGACAATTGCCGGGAGCTGGTCTGTATCCATCAGGATCTGGACTTCAAGGGCATCACCGAGACCGAGGCCGGGATCTGGGCTGCGATTGCGAAGCTGGAGGCGCAGCCCTCGATCGTGGTGCGCTCCGGCGGCGGACTGCATTTGTACTGGCTGTTGCGGGAGCCGCTCGACGCGCAGGCGCACCGCGACGCGGTCGATCTCCTGCTTCGGCAGCTGGCCGAGATCGTCGCCGGAGATACGGCCACCTGCGAGATCGCCCGGCTGATGCGGCTGCCGGGGACTGTCAATTCCAAGTATGGCGACATGCGGGAAGTCACGATCGAGCGGTGTGACGGCGCGCTGCGCTACGAGCTGGAGGGGCTGGCCGAGTGGGTGTCCTATCAGCGGCCAGTACTGACCCGCAAGCCGCCCAGCGTTGTGCAGCAGGCCAAAACCAAGCAGCCACGCAACGTCGTTCACGAAAATCCCTTCCTCGCGGCCGCTGCTGCGATGGGCCGCCAGCCGCGTCTGGACGTCGAGGAGGCGCTGGCAGCGATGGGGCAGGGCAACATCCACGACACGCAGGTGCGGGTATCGGCGAGCCTGCTGGCGCGCGGGGAGGCCGTCGAGGACGTGGTTTCGATCCTGATGGAGGCGACAAGGCAGGCGATCGGGTCGGACGCCGCCAAATGGAACTGGCGGGCCGAGGAGAAGCGGATCCGCACTGCCTGCGCCGGGGCGATCAGGAAGTTCCCACCCACCCCGCCAAGGGATGCCGTCAAGGAAGATGAACCCGAAATAGCCCATCTGGACACCGACAACGTCGCCGATCTCGCCGCCGCCCGCGCCAGACGCCAGACCCCGCCAAAACCAAGGCGCGGCAAGGTCAACCACCTCGACATCGGCGCCATCCTGCTGGAGGGCTGGAAGAACTCGGGTCAAGGTATCGTGTTCACGCAGACGCAAGGGGCGTGGCGCTACTTCGATGGGCTGTGGCGCCTGCAGGACGATCGCACCCTCCGCGCGTGGCTCGACCCGCAGATCGAGCAGTGCATCCGGGGTACCGAGGCCAAGAGCCGCAACAGTCTCGTCAGCGAGACTCGCGGCTGGATCATTCGCCACCCGGATCTACAGATCGACGAGGCGCCGTTCGACCGGCACGGCAAGGTGCCGACGCGCTCCGGGCTGGTGGACCCCGTAACCGGCCAGCTGGAGCCGCCACACGCCTCGCAGTGGTGCACGTGGCGGGTCGAGGTCGACTACGAGCCTGCCGCCGCCTGCCCGTGGTGGCTAAAGATGCTTGAGGATGTGCTCTCCGACCGCCCCGACGATGTCCGGGCCGAGTATATCGAGCTGCTGCAGGAAATGCTCGGCGCCGGACTGATCGACGCCAAGCCGAGGTCGCTATCCAAGGCGCTGATCTTCCAAGGCGGCTCGAATGCCGGGAAGTCGGGGCTATTGGAAGTGATGGCCGGGCTGTTCGGGGCCGAGCAAAACACTGCCTCGCTGGACACGCTCGACGGCGCGCACGGACTGGTGCCGTTCATGCGGCGGATGCCGTGGGTGCTGCACGAGGCGTTCGACCAGCGCAAGTGGCATTTCTCATCGACGGTGAAGGCAATCATCACCGGCGAGCCGATCCAGATCAACGTCAAGAACGGACCGATGCTGTCGGGCCGGTTCACGGCGCCGGTGCTGTGGGGAACCAACAACCCGCCCCAGTTTCAGGAGGCGTCGAAGGCGATCGTGTCCCGCATCGTGGTGGTGAAGTGCCGGGTCGAGTTCGACGAGAACCGCCCTGTCGGAGCCGCGGCCGAGGCACTCCGGATGGGCCTGCACCGGCCCTCCACCTTGGTGCTGGACCGTGAACTGCCGGGGCTGCTGGCGTGGGCGCTGGCTGGCCTGCGGCGGGCCTTGGCGCGCGGCTATTTCGACCAGCCAGAAGCGGTGCTGGAGGTCGCCCACGAGGTCAGGCTCGACAGCAATCTGGTGGCTGGCTTTGTCGAGGACTGCGTCGACTTCGACACCGACATGATGGTGTCGACGGCTGACTTCTGCGCCGCCTTCTCGTCGTGGTGGTCGGAGCACAAGGGCGAGAACCGCGGGATCCCATCCAACGAGAGTATCGGCCGGGCCTTGGCGGCGCTGGGCGATGCCCGGATCGCCGCCAACCGGAAGGAGCTACGGACAATGGCGGTCCGCTACTATGCCGGGATCAGGCTGAATGAGGCTGGCCTGAAGTACTGGAATATTGCCGTCACCAGCGACTTGTTCAAGGGTAAGACGACCAGCGCGACGGCCTCCGGCAAGCCGATCAACCTGCCAATTCCGGCGGCTTGGGACCTGAAACCGGCCATCGAAGATATGCGTATGGCGCATGCAAAAAAGGGCGGAAATCCATGACCGATGCCCATGACCGAGTATGACCGGTGTCGTGACCGTGTGACCGATCGATGACCGTTTATTTAGAAAACTGTCATCGTGGAAAACGCATTGTTTGGCAGTGTGTTAGCAGTAGTGATGACCGTTATGACCGTTCTTTTTCTCATATTTCAATATAATCTCAATAAAAGAGAGAGAGAGGTAAGGGGGGTAGGGTGGGAGTAGTGAAAAGTGAATTGTGGGGCGAAGTAGGGAAAAGGACGCGCATCGGTCATCGTCGGTCATGCCGTCGACTACGGCTGGTCGAGTGTCGGCACGGCTGAGGGGTCAGGATGCCCGCGCTGGGCGCATGGCAAAAGGAGGGAAGTGTGGTTGACAGGGTCGAGGAGATGCGGCTGGGGGTCGAGCGGGCGGAGACCAATCTGGCGCAGGCGCGCAAGGTTTATGACAGGGCGCAGCCGGAGCGGCGCGAGGAGCGGGTGGTCAACCTGATGATCAACCGGCTGACGATCGCCGAGGAGCGGCTACGGAACGCCGTGGAGGTGGTCCGGCGGGAGGCGGCTGCCAATGCCGCGGAGGCGGAGCGGCTGATCCTGAGCGCCCCGCCGAGCCTGCAGCGGCTGGTCGTCGACCACGGTACCTACGACAGGATCACGGACGAGGCGTGGGCGAGGTTCGATCGCGAGATGGCGACGTGGAAGGCCAAGGTCCGCTACGGCGAGTTCCCGGCGAAGATCCACCCGGCATGAAAAAGCCCGCGGGCTGAGTGCCGCGGGCTGTCTCACGTGCAGGGGGTGGGGGTCAGGCTCAGATCACGGTGATGTTCAGGCCGGGGTAGCGCGCCTTCAGCGCCTCCCCGATCTGGCCGGGCATGCGGTCGACCACGACGTAGCGGCCGGGGAAACAGCGATCGCCGTGGGCTGTGGCCGCGGCGCGGTCGCGGAACGAGCCTTTGATGGCCTGCTTGATGCCGTTGGTCCTGACGATCTGGAGGGTGTAGCGAAGCTGCGGGATCTTCATGGGATGTTCCTTTGAGGTTTGAAGGGGGTCAGGCGGGCCAGAGCAGCCCGCCTGTCGCGTAAAAGATCAGGCGGCGAGGTTCTTGCCGGTCGGTAGCCCGACGCGATGGGAGCGCACCGTGGTCTCGACGGTGTGGGCGGTGAGGTACTGGCGGGTCAGGGTAGCGCGGTACGCCTCGACGGCTTCCGCGATCTCCGCCTTCAGCACGGCGTCGGGCGCCTCGCGGACGCTGTCGGAGATGGTGAGGCGGAACTGGTCGGTTTCATAGGAACCGGCCTTCAGTTCGGCGAGAGCGTTTTCGAGCTGCTTCTTTTTGAGTTCCAGCTGGCCGATCTGGGTCTTGAGTTCGGCGTAGGCGTCGATCGTGGCGGTGAGGTTGGTCATCGTGATGGCTCCGTCCGGTTAATTCCGGTTTGATCAATATGGACCATTGGTCCGCAAAGGTCAATGGGTCTTTTTCAATTATTTTCAGAAATCGTCGTTGACATTACGGACCATTGGTCCCATTGTACTTTCAAACGGCACCCGCCGTTTGAACAGGGAAGTCCATCACATGATCACCACCATCCAGACCGTTTTCGAGGGCCGCGCCTACGAAGTCGTCGCCGACAGCGACAAGGCCGCCGAGCCTATG